CCAGTGTTAGCAGTTGCCGCAGAACCGCCCCCTGTTCCGCCATTACCTCCACCACCAACACCTCCAGTACCAGCAGTTGTCCCTGCGCCACCACCCCCACCACCTGCGTATGAAGTAACGGTTCCACTGATAGCGGAAGCTATTCCAGACCCACCATTTCCACCAATGTTTGCAAGACCTATAAGACCAATTGTTCCTGCTCCTCCGCCACCTCCGCCAGATGATGTGTTTCCTATTGAGCCAGCATTACCTTGCCCAAATGTTCCTTGATTTGCAGGATTTGAAGCAGTATATGAACCCCCACCAGAACCGCCAGAAGCCGCCGCTGGAGTTGGGTTGCCGCCACCAAGACCGCCCCCTATAGCAGTTATTGACCCAAAAACAGAATTTCCACCAGATGTATTTGTTGTTGCGCCTCCAGTACCGCCTGATCCTATAGTTACAGTAATAGACGATCCAGAATTAACAGATGCAACACCCTGCAAAAGACCACCAGCACCAGCCCCACCATTACTAGCTCCTCCACCACCTGCTACAACAAGGTATTCAACTGCGGGGGTTGTCTGTGAGCCTGTCCAAGCCTTTTGAATCAAGCCTTGTAACTGCTGTTTGAGATTAAAAATTCCGTTAGCCATTGTTATCCTCAGAATGTGATTGTGCCACTGGCTTTAAAGACATATACGTTATAACCAAGAGCTTGGTAATAAGTGGGTGAGCCTGTTGTTGATGTGGCTTGGGATAGATAAGCAGGGTATCTGATGACTACGATTCCTGAACCGCCTGAGGCACCATTTTGAGAAAGTGCAGATATACCATTTGCTCCTCCACCACCTCCACCACCTCCAGTATTTGTTAATCCACTTGTTGGCAAAAGATAAGTTGTTACAGATGAAGAATTACCGGGCAAAATCAATCCACCATTGCCGCCGCCACCAGCACCTAGACCAGCAATTGATCCACCATAATAAGAGGCAACTGCACCTCCTCCACCGCCAGCATACTGAATTGGTGAACCTGTAATACTTGAAACAACGCCAGTTCCGCCACTTCCACCGCCTCCAGAAGTACCTGTTAAGCCTATTGATCCTGCTCCGCCTCCGCCACTTCCGGGAAAAGGGCTTCCTAAACCAGTAGATCCAGCATTACCTTGACCTGCTGTTCCTGCGCCCCCAGCTACTGCTTGACTTCCGCCACCACCTGATCCACCAGTTCCTCCAACATTTCCACCAATACCACCATAACCACCTCCAATAGTAGTTATGTTTCCAAAAACAGAATTTCCACCTTGAGAGCCTATAGAGCCACCGCTAGCGCCCCCAGCTCCTCCAGAACCAATAGTAATGGTTATAGATGATCCAAGAGTTATTGGGTATCCTGTTGCAGTCAATAATCCACCAGCACCTCCAGCACCGCCACAGTAGTATTGAGATGCTCCTGCGCCCCCACCACCTCCAGCGACAACAAGATACTCTACCGTTGTTACAGGGTAGTTCAGCCCATTGTATTGAGCAGATATAAAACCGCCAGGATGGGATTGAAAACTCATTTTAAGAAATCAGTTCGTAAGATACGGTGTATGACAACGCTGATGCTGTACCACTTGTGACTGTGATTGAGTTTCCATCAACCAAGTAAAAAGCAGTAGTTTTATCACTCAAAATCAACGATGAATTTGGTGGTACAGAAATCTGATATGCCAAACTTGACACCACAGAACCGCCCGATGGAGCAGAACCTTGGGCAACAGCGCCGTTTGAATAGTATTGCAAAGTTGCAGTGGCTGCACTTGATGTCAAGTTAGCAACCATTACTTGGTCAATCTTGAACACTTGTGCGCTACCTGATGCATTTGGAAGAAGAACCACGGCACTAGTACCTGATGGCGTATAGCCAGTCGTGATGCCGTTGATGGTTGTGACGTTGACGATATTGACTGCCATGATTTACTCCTAAATTAGAACCCAAAGATCATCGCCATTGCGATACTCTTACCTGTTGAAATACCTGGTGAACCCCATGTTGGTGCTGAGCTTGGGCCACCCGAAAGCAACGCTTGTCCAGCAGTTCCATAATTCACAGTTGCTGTTGGACCAATACCAAATTGCCCAGATGTACCAATAACAAACCGACCAGAACCACCGTTAAAAAACGTCAAAGGTAAATATGTTCCAGTACCGTTAATACCAGATACCAACTGAACGTCTGTTGTTCCATTAGTAGCGATCAATATCTTAGATGCATTGGTGGGGTCTGCTGCGTTGGTTGCTTGCCATGATGCTGCGGTACTAGTTCCATTTGGAACTGCATAAATACCTGTGCTTGAATTGCTCGTGCTAGTTTGAAACAGAGTTCTGCTTAATAATGTAGCATTTGTAAAATCACCAGCAAACACGGTTCCAGAACCCATCGTAACGGTAGTTCCATTGAACGTGAAATTTGCTGAACCAGCCAATGATCCTGAACTGTTGTATTGAATCTGTGTGTTAGATCCACCAATAGTTCCAGTAGCTTTTGTTGCTATTGTTTGAACATTTCCGCCAGAATCTTTGTAAAACAACTTACCGTCAGCATAATTGATTGCTAACTCACCTGCACCCAAGTTGGCGGCAACAGGGACGTTAGTGGTTGTTCCACTGTTGTAGATATAAATTGGGGTGTAGCCTGACTGTGACATTAGAATGTTCCTCCGTTTATGCCGCCAGTAATTGTACTGTTTGTGGCGTTAATTGTAATCCCTGTACTGGTGTATTGGGGTTGATTTCCTGTTGCACTAGCGGAATAAGTTATGTAGTTTGTTGCGCCTGATCCAGCAGTCAAAGCAAGGTTTGTTGCATTTGTTGCATTTGTCACCGCAGTTGTGCCAATTACAGAAACAACTTGGGAGGCTGTTGCGGCAGTAAACGCTGAAGCTCCATTGCCATAAGCTAGCCCTGTGAGTGTTGTCACCCCAGTGCCACCATTACCAACCACCAAAGTACCTGCTAAGGTAATACTACCAGTTGAACTAGTATTTGGAGTAAGTCCTGTTGTTCCTGCGCTGAATGTGGTAACACCTCCAGATCCACTAGATGCTGCGGTAATTTGACCTTGAGCATTGACTGTGATGTTTGCTGTGGTGTAAGAACCAGCAGTTACAGCAGTGTTTGTGATGCTGAACTGAGTTCCTGTAAGGGTTAATCCTGTGCCTGCGGAATAGGTACCAGCGCCTGAGAATTGCGCCCATGTGACTGCTGTTACACCTAAAGTACCACCTGGGTCTACCGTACAAACCCAACCTGTATCTGCCTGTAATGTGCCTTCTTCAACAAACACATAAGCTGAAACCAATTGATTCCATGTATTTGCATCAGATGATCTAGACCAAGCCCCAGAAGACGACACATAAATACCGTTGTTTTGCGACAAAGATTGGTTTTTTACCAATACTCGACTTGAAGAAGTTGTAACTCCATCAATTGTTTGCTCGCCTGACAAAGTAATGTTGGCAGTTGTGGCTACCAAAACAGCAGCTTTTGTGTTTAAACCCTGTGCAACTGAATCAACATATTGTTTGGTGGCCAACTGAAGCGCAGATGTTGGGTCTTGAGTTACTGTGACCGAGGTCAACCCAGCAGGCGTCAAAGATGTTCCACCTAAAGCAATAGTGGTTGTTCCCAAAGTAATTGAGCTATTCGTCAGCGAACTGTTTCCAATGTTGCTCAATGTATTTGATGAACCACTGATCGTTTTATTGGTCAGCGTTTGAGACCCTGTGAGGGTTACACCATCAGTAATTCCATAACCAGCAATTGTTGTAGGTGTAGAAGTAATTGAACCCCACGCAGGGGTCATAGTTACATTACTTGCCGCTGTCAACTGACCTTGAGCATTAACAGTAAATGTACCAACTTGAGTGGCTGAACCATAACTACCAGCAGTCACTGCGGTATTGGCAATTGAAATGGTGCCTGTAGAGGTAATAGGGCCACCTGTAAGCCCAGTTCCCGTTGAGATGGAGGTAACACCAGTACCAGTTGTTACAGCGCCCCATGCGCCATTTGCGTAGCCTTCAAACAAAGCAAGGTCGCTGTTGTACCTGAACATGCCATTGACTGGGCTACTTGGGCGAGATGCAGTTCCACCAATTGGGAATGTCAAGCTTGCAGTGCCAGGCATTACGGGATTTGAAGCAATTCCAACTGTTGGATTACCTGTTGATCCATCTGCATTTGTAACAACAGTTTGATTGGTGACTCCTGAAATTTGTTTAGTGGTAACGTTACCACCACTAACCGCAACTAAGCCTGTTGATCCCGAAAGAGTCTGAAAATTGCTTAGGAATGATCCTAAATAAATCTGAGGATTACCCGTAGTACCGTCAGGATTGTTGACTCCTAGACCAGTTCCTGCAGTAATCTGAACATTGGTCAAGGTTGTGCTGTTGGTCTTAACTTGAATGCCATTGCCAGAAGTAAGCAAAGATGCCAAAGCGCCAGTCACAGCTATGGTATAGCTACCTTGAGCCCCACCGTCGGTTGTTGTTAGACCAGTGCTAACTGCAATCTGTCTGCTATTGGCCAAGCTTGTTTGTTGACCAACCGTCAAAAATGTTTGAGTTTGTGTGGGCTGAGCTGCTATTGCGCCTGTGGTTGTTTGAACCGTCACGCCATTTTGCACAATGGGAACTGACTCGTTACCAGTTAACGCCCCTGCGGTTGGCAATTGTGTAATTGTGACTTGTCCACTCATGTTATTGGCCTGTAGATGGATTGGGGCTTGGGCTTATGATGTTTGTGTTGCCATTTTGTTGGGGAATATCATTCCCATTTTGTGTACTAATGTAGATTTCGGTAGGATTACCGCCAGGGATATTTGTACCTGTAGGCGTCACCACCAAACCATTGTCATTAGCTGCAACACTAACATCAGGTCTTGGGAATTGTAAGTTAATTCGCTCAGTCTTTCTAGCGGGTAATCGGTAGGGGTCTTTCTGATCTGCACACCCACGCTGACATACTTTTAGACTAGGAAAATTTGGGTCAGGCATCGCCTCAATAATTGGTCTTTTCATTTTGCATCTGTCGCAAATGAATATCGCAATTATTGCGTTCCCTTCAGTGTTCAGGAAACGTGGCATTGTTACCTCGTATAAACTGAAATATTAGGCGCAAAGTAGATTGGCGACTTATCACGCTCTTCATTCTCAGCCATGATGAAGTATTTTTCTGCTTGTGCTTCCAAATATTGAATTCTTGCGATGTCAACGCTAGGCAGTATCAAGCTCATTTGGTGAGCTAGTAAGTATTGAATAGCCTGATTCCAACGTTGTGGTATTTCAAGTTGACCATTCAAACTTCCTACATCGTCAATTTGACGTGAATACCAGACTGTCATTTGTACAAAAGCATTACTTGGGGCTGGCCACAAAGTAATCTTTGCCTGTGGGATAGTCCTATTTAGCCAATATTGATAAGGCTGATTAGCCGTAAAGTTCTTATTTGGCAAGTTTGTGTAATCATCTCTATTTAATCGAGACATTGTCACTTCTGTGGTGTTAACACCAAAGTACAACTCTCTTAATGCTAAAGTTGTACCGTTTGTGGCTTGCATTCTGTAATACTGAGCCGTAGCACCTGGGTCAATGTCTTGCCATACCCATTGGCCATCTTGAACAGCTACGTTTGTTCCTGTGTACAACGTTACCCAAGTTGATCCGTCATAAGAATATTGAAGCGTGTAGCTCCATGTTGCAGTTCCACCGCCAGAAATATAGGGCATGAAGCCAATTGAACCAATGTATTGGGAGTTGTTTGTCCCATAATTGACCTGATAATACCCATTTGCCACCGTCATCTGGTTATAAGTTTGGATGTTGTCGTCATAAATATTAGACACACCCGATCCATCGCTTGATGAATATGATCCAGAAGGCTGTGTAATCGTGCGATAAAGCGCGTTTAAGACGTCAACGCCACCTACGGGTAGCAAATACTCGTATTGGTCTGGAATCAGGCCATAGACCTGTTTATTGATGGCCCAATAGTTGATGCCTTGATTGATTAAATTGGACAGCACAAAGAACAAGGCCTGTTTAGAGCCTTGAACTTGTTCAATTGTCAGTTCTTCAGCCAATTTGCCCGATAAACGTGCGCCTTGGTCAATAAAGTTCTGAACGGTTACTACCGTTTGTCCAACAGTACCACTATAAGACATGAGTTACCTCACCATCCTGGGCAGTCCCACCTTCTCAAAGATGCTTTTGCTCTTGGCGCATCTCCTGAAGCGTGTTTAACTACTCCTGACATCCTTGCACAAAATGAGTTTTTACGAGCGCCACCTTGTGGCTGAGGAGCTTTTAAATGGCTCCCAGTTTCTCGATTGTACTTTTCTCTACCCTTAGCTGTGAGTCCCGCACCTTTGTTTGTCGGTAGTTTCTCACCGCGACCGACAGCCAAACTGACCCCACCGCCATCTTTCTTTTTAGCCGTTTTAGCTGACTCGATAAAGGCTTCCTTTGTAGGGGCACCTTTAGATCCGACACGACGCATGTGTTCTCCTGATCCATGGGCTATCCTCTCTTGTTTTTTATGAATATTGGCATAAAGACCGTTCTTCATTACCAACATCCCTTGTGTTTTTCATTGGCGTGATGTGTAGAAACTTCACCGCCATGAGCCTTTTTAGCATGTCTTTTGACTGCATATGCAATCGCTACTGCCTGTTTCTGGGGCTTGCCTGCGTGAATCTCAGCTTTGATGTTGTGCTCAAAAGCTTTTTTGGATTTAGATTTAGTTAAAGGCATGATTAGGTTCCTACTCCAGTTACAAGATTGTCATTTTGAATCAAAAAGCCAATTAAGTTTTGCGAACAAATCAATGGGCCACCAACGCTTGATTTGTACAAGTATTGGATATCAGTTTTCTCTGTAATTTTGCGAGGTACTGTTTCGTAGTTGATTTCGATTTGTTGCACAAAAGTTTGTTCTTGCACAATTTTTTGAGCGCCTGACACGTTATCGTTGAATTGAACTTCAAAGTTAATCCAAGAACCACTTGTAAAACCAATATTTGCTGTCTTGTAAGACCGCATAATGTACAAACTATATCCAGCAGGCACCGTGTAAATACTTGCTTGATTTACGCCCAAACCAGGGTTAATTTGTGCTAGCAATGTAGTGCTTTGCTTGAATGTAATAGTTCCTACGTTAATGCCATTTG